CGCGTTCTCTGTCATATCGACGGGGATGCCATCTTGGAAGAAAATATGGACATCTTGTATCCCGAGTTCGACAGCGCCATCAACATTGTTCGCCACAGCAAGCCGGGAAGCCACACTGAGCGCTTGCCGGATTGCTGGCTCGAACTGCATCTTGAGACGGTTCACCTTGCGGAGCGTGGACATCAGGAGCCTCTTCATCATGCTCCCCGATTCAGCTCTGCCGAAGTCTCCGCCAAACAGCGCGGGGCTAATACCCGTCAACTGGAACTTCTTCTCTTGCAGGTTGTCCAACTCCTTGAACGCCGCGTCCAGCTGTCCGCTCCACTCGACATACGACACATCCTCTCCGGGGTTCAGCGGCATGAACTTACCGGAGGTGGGAACGTGCGCCCGCCCCGCAGGGTCAACCGTCACCATCGACGCCGGGCCTTTGAGGTTGGGGCTGGAGTTCAGGTCAAGGACATACTTGATCTGCGACATGCGGCTTTCCTCTTCCTGACAGATAGAATCCACAATGGGAAAGTCGGACAAGCCGAAATATCGGTCAGATGTCTGGACGTTGTGGACGGGGAAGACAAGGAGTGAATCAACTCCAGTCTCCTGCATATCGTCGGCGCGAACGACCTTGCGGATTTTGCCGTCCTCGCTGACCTCGTACAACACGTGTTGGACAAACCCCGGCGTGTGCGTTCTTGTGTCCAGATACCAGCGGTCATCCTTTTTGTAACGATAGCCGAGGACGCACCCCTGGATGTCTTTTATATCTGCTGGTGCAGCCCACGGAAGCCAAATTTCAGGAGATGCCGTGTTGATGTGGACTTGCTTTCCGTCAAACCAGATATTGAACAACCCATCGCCGTACCTGCTGACATCAATTCCTATCTCATACAGAACGTTAACGAAACTCGTTTCAGCCACGATGCGGTCAAGAAACACCTGCTTCGCAGGGTCGGCTGCGGTGAACTGAGGGGCTTCGCCAAACAGAAGATCCGGCCACAAAGTCGCCAGGAGCTGATGGAAGTTGTTGACCATCCATATCTGTGCTCGCATCTCAGGACGCAACGACTCGATGAACTCCGGGAAAACGAGAGTGTGTTCCCCATCGAACAGCGCGCGATTCCGCACGTACTCGCCAAGACGAAGTTTTTCTGGATCAGGCCAGAAGGAGGAACCGATCTTCAGTGGATTGTCCGTCAGCACGTCATCACCTCAGTCATCCTTACCAGCCAGCAGGTTTGTTGGGGAGCTGTGCCCATCGTGTGCCAATCCCGTTTGACTCGCAGAACCCCGTGATGGAGTCCGGTGCATCGTCGTGAGCATTCCTACCAGCCTTGAGAAAGTGCGTCAGTTCCCGCATGAAGCGATCGTAGTCCGTCCCCGGAAGATAGTCATCACGGAAAACGATGTTTTGCATAACGAACGTAGACCACGATAAAATGCGGGTCTCCTTGTTCGTCGTACTCTGCCGATCGGCAACGGTGCAGGGATACCCCGCCTTTCCAAAAGCCTCTCTCAGATTGCTTGCGTACAAGCGCCCGCCGTTATTGCTCTCCACGGTAAGCCGCACGCAGTGCTGCCTTGCAGCGCAGTTCACAACCTGCTGTTTTGTAATGTCCATATCTTCCGAACTGAACACGACGTCTGTCAAATACCACAAGTTCCCAATGCTCTTGCAAAATACCGCGCCCAGGCTATCAGCCCCACGGTCAGCAGTATCTACGTACCCCGCACACGTTGCCTGCGCAAGTTCTTCTCTCTTCTGCTTTGCATCAAACCGCTGCATATTGTCAACGGGGTACAGCAACCCCTCACGCTCCACGGGCGTCTGCATGTACTCGGCGTCGAAGATGAAGGAGGGCATCGTTGTCTGCATGTCGATAAGCGTCGGCGTGGAGATCACGTCCTCGCACGCTGATTTGCCATCGACCATCGCGGGGAGGCTGAAGACCTCGTAGTCCCCCGGGTCGCTCTCCGCCATCTTTCGCCCGATGATGTCGCGGTTTGACCAACGGGTACCGATGAACAACTCGGGGCAACGGACTCCGTCTCTTTCCTCTTCACGGGTAAAAAATGTGCTTTGGTACCATAACCAATCCTTGTCCAGTTTTAGCTCGTTCAATGCATCGTCGATGTTCTTGAGCTGGTCGTCGATCATCGCCAGCCGCGACGCGCCCTTTCCCGTAAACGGCCCGCCCACACCGGCGCAGAAATAAGAAGATGTCACGGCGCCACAGACCGACCAATCCGCAACGGCCTGGTGGTCTAACTTCATGCGGACGTCGGGAAAGATCAGGCGGTACTTGTCCGACTGGACGAAGCCCATCACCTGTTTCGACAGCGTTTCAGCAAGGTCCGCGCCGTAAGATGCTCTCATTATCGAATCCGTCATCCACTTCCCGATGGTCCACGCACTGAGGAGAGAGCCGGTGATGCTCTTGCCAAACCGCGGCCCCGTCGTAACGATGCCGCCCTTCTTCCCCGATTTGTGTTCCACAACCCGCTGCGACAGGTCGCAGATTTCTTCGAGGTACGGGCGCTTTTCGGAGTACACCGTCGGAACCATATACTGACAGAAGGAGTATAGGGAAGAAGTGACGCACTCACGAAGCTCAGCCCTGCGGTCGATCTCCCGCCGTGCCTGCTCTGCCAGAACGTCGTCGAGGGTGATGCTCAACTACGCCGCCTCCGGCCCCTCGTCCGTTCTTGCCGCAGCAGCACGTGCGCGACCCACCTTCACGGCCTCGGCCAATTCTTCATCAGTCAAATCGGACATAGGCTTGTCAGACTTGATGATAACAGTGTCCATCGCCGTTCCATCGAGCGCGCAAACCGTGTGGACAAGCTTGTCAAGCGCGCCTGCGAGCTGGGAGATGGTCTTTCCATCGTCGATAGTGATGTTTTCGAACGACTTGTCGTCACACAGCAGCCCCGCGATCTTATCCACCAGGGTCTCGACCTTGCCACGCAGCTTCTCTTTTCGCGTCCGAGCGTCCAGGCCCTTCTGAACCGTCTGCGCATCCTGCGCCAGGCGTTCCTCCCAGTGGAAGAAGCCGGACCAGGTGTGGACGTCGCTTGTATCGACATCCGCACCGAGGCGAGACGCCACAGCCTGTTCGCGCTCCGAAGGGGAGAGTTCGGGGTCGAGTGTAGAGTAGAGAAGAAAGGCGCGTTTGTGCGTCGCCGTTTCTTCGATGTTGAGATCGAGGATTTTGGGCATGGCTATCGGGCCTCGCCCGAAGGTCCGGCCCGAAGAGCCACGCACAGTTGCCCAGACTGCTGATTGCCCATGTATACCACGCTCCCGCCCTGCTATTGTGAGCAGCCCGCCCATACGCTCACATGCCCCTGAACGAACGGAAGAGTTCTGCCCAGAACCCCGTCGAAACCGCCGTTCAGCCACCTGAATTGAATGCGGGTCCAGGAGGGGAAACGATGCTCCTTCCGATCCTTTTGCCAACTGATGCCGAGGCACCCGCCTTAAGTGGAGGGTCGGGGACACCGACACCAACCCCCTCCACTCGTCAAAGCCAGGGGTGCATGGACGGTTGTGACTCAAACTGCCGCTCCCCATCACTCACCCTGCTACCTATAAGTATAACGGATATTGCAGACCAGCGGTGTATGTGCTATAATGAAAGATTTGTGAAGACAAGTTATTGAAGCGGGGATTTTGTAGATTTTTCTGGCGCTCCCCTTGTCCGCCGGGGTCGCCAGGGGCTTACCCCCCCCATGTGTAGTGTATACACTACACAGACAGGAAGTTACTAACAGGACATCGCAAGAAGCAGTCCACAAGCGACGTTTGCACTCCAATGTTCATAAATATTAATTTATGAACGTGGACAAATGAGCATTGATGCGCCTTCCAGCGATAGCGTACTCCTGGCAAGAGAAGATCGACATACATGCCCATGCCAGAGACGCCGCGTCGGGCAGTGTATCAAAAGGCCACTTTTTTGAGGCATCTGGTACATCACACTAGACACCTGCGCTATGCTGTCCACAACAGGCGATAAGGGCTAAAGAAATCACAAAAGCCAAATCAGTGTGCGCGCGCGTAGACGTTGCATAAACACTACTTCGCACCTATCTTGATACGCATAGCACATACTTGGGCTCAACATACATGGGCATTTAGATTTCCCTATACAGTGTATCAAAAATCGCCTAAACCCGCATTAATACTCACTTCTTCTCCAAAATCCTCTGGTATATCTCTAGTACATAATGCCCTCAAACCCGCTCTGCGACTGGATGCGCATGTGTTACATTTTGCTATTTACTAGCGATCCAGGCATCA